CAAGTGTATCAGTTTTATTTGTAGATGATGCAGATGATGCAGGTGCAGATATTACAACTTTTGTGCAATCATGGGATGATATATCAAACTCAGTAGCTAGAGGTATAATTACAGTTACTAAAGAATCAACTCCTGCAACTTATGCTACATACAAAGTAACAGGAGCTATAACAGACGCAAGTGGTTACACCAAAGTAGCTGTAACACATCTAACAAGTTCTGGATCATTTTCTAATGCAGATGGAGTAAGTGTGCATTTTGCGTATTCTGGTGCAGATGGTTCTGGAGATATGACTTCATTTACATTAGCAGGAACATCTGGCTCTGATCAAACAATAACAAATGGTAACACCTTAACTGTTGCAGCAGGAGAAGGCATTACTACTACAGGAGGAGCTACTGATACTGTAACGATTGCAGGAGAAGATGCAACAACAAGTAACAAAGGTATAGCTTCATTTCATAGTGATAATTTTTCGGTAAGTAGTGGTGCTGTAACTGTTAAAGATTTAGGAATAGCAACTGCTGAGATACAAGCTAATGCTGTTACAGCAGCTAAATTCAATGCTGATGTAATTAGTGGTCAAACTGAACTTGCAGCAGAACCTGCTGACACAGATGAATTTTTAGTTAGTGATGCAGGTGTTCTTAAAAGAATGGATTACTCGCATATAAAAGCAGGTGCTACTACAGTATCATCAAAAGGAAGTACAACAAGTTCTGGTACTTTTAATATAACAAGTTTAACAATAAATATTCCTTTGTTTTTAGTTGCTGATGGATCAAGTGGTAATAAGCCAGAAGTAAAATTTAGAGTTACAGCAGGATCAACAGGTGGTGCAACTGAGAATAGTAGTAATTTCTTTTTTATAGGAGCAAATGATGGTACTTCAAGTAGAACAGTTCCTGGTACTGTTTTAATCCCAAGTGCAACAACAGTTACATTAGATGTGAATAGTATTGCTGGAACATTAACAGCATTTCAATAAGGAAAAATTATGAAAGGATATGTAAAACTCACACCAGAAGGTTTAATTGCAATAAATTCAGACAATGCAACTGACCAAACCATGTATAATAATGATGCAACTGCAAGAGAGTTTACAACAGAAGAATATACATTATTTGGCGATCAACTTAAATATGCAGGTAATGAAAACACAAAAGTAACAGGTACATCTTTAGATGATGCAACTGTTTCTTATACAGGATATACAGCTACCCAACTTTTTAATTCAGCTATAGAACTTTTAAGAGAAAAAAGAAACACTCTACTTGATAAGACTGAATGGACAGTTAATAATGATAACCAACTTTCTGATGATAAGAAAACAGAGTGGAAAACATACAGGCAAAAATTAAGAGATTTAACAAAAGATCTAACAACCGAAACTGAAGTTAATGCAGTATCATTTCCAACTCAACCGAGTTAATAATGGACAGAAGAACTATACATGACATTGCTAAAGAAATGGAAGCACATGAACGAGAGTGCGTTGTGTATCGTACTAGCACACAAAGAAGTTTAGATAATTTAGAAAGTAGAATTAAAAGATTAGAATTATTGATTATGACATTAATTATAACTATACTATCAGCAATGACAGGAGTTTTCTTAAAGGTGTTATAATGCGAAAAAAACATAAAAGTCCTACAGGTGGTTTAACAGAAGCAGGAAGAAAATACTTTAAAAGAAAAGAAGGTGCTAATTTAAAACCTCCTGTAAAAAAAGGAACTAATCCAAGACGAGTTAGTTTTGCAGCACGATTTGCAGGAATGAAAGGTCCAATGAAAGATGAAAAAGGTAGACCAACTCGTAAAGCATTAGCATTAAAAAAATGGGGTTTTGGGAGTGTAGCTGCAGCAAGAAATTTTGCTAACAGAAACAAAAAGTCATGATTGATCCTTTAACAGCATTTGCTGCAATTAAATCGGCAACAGGATTAATTCAACAAGGTATAAAAGTAGGTAAAGGATTGCACGATCTTGCTAGTCCAATAATGAAATGGGCAAATGCAGAATCACATATGGATGTAGCTGCAAGTCAAAAAGGCAGAACATTAACAGGTAAATTGTTTGGTAAATTTTCTAGTGTAGAGCAAAATGCTATTGCTGCTCATTTACGCAAACAAGAATTAAAACAAATGAAAGAAGAATTAAGAGAAGTTTTTTTATTGTATGCTCACAATGGATTGCAACAATGGGAGGATTTACAAAAAGAAATAGCTCATCAAAGAGCATTGCAAAAAAAACGCATACAACAACAAATAAAAGAAAAAGAAGAAGCAAAAAAAATAATGATTATAATAACAGCAATTGTTATCGGATTTATTTTATTAGTATTAGAAATTAATTATATATTAGGATAAATTTTTAATAACATCAGACAAATCTTTAGCTCTTTCAGGAGTTTGTTTTGCCCATTTAGAATCTAACATTTGATTAGCTGCTTCGTTGTAATCGTAGTTACCAAATGCTGTCCACATTTTTTTAAACTTACTTACTCCTGTTTTACCTAATTGAAATACCATTTCTATAATAACTTCTTTAGCTTCTGGTTTTAATTTTAAATTTCCAATTAAATCAGAAGCATTGTTTACTGCATGACTAAAATCATTTTCAAAACACAAATCTAATTCTTCTTGACTATATGTTTTTTTTATATCCCATTCCTCATCATCTCTACATAAATGACCATAACCAACAGTTCTTTTACCTAATGAATCCAAATACACATAGTTTCTAAAACCTTCATGTAATTTAATTCTGTCTTTTAATTCTTCATAAGTCATTTCATATTATCTCTAGCAACACCTTTTGTCTTCTCATATGACCTCATTGCTCCAAGACCGAGCAAGGACATAGTAAGTCCTAGTAATCCTTCTAATTCTATTTGTGGTGGTTTCATTTCTGGCATCCAAATAGCAAAGATCCAAGTAAGTATTGGACCAATAAAATATTGCCATGCAATACCTAAACAACACACCCACATAATAGCAGGTCTAGCTCCACTTACAAAAAGTGATGGATGTTTAGCTTGTTCTACATTTGCTTTAGCTTGTGCTTGAGAAATAGCAAGGGTTTGCTTTCTTAGCTCTCCTTCTATCTTCGTTTTGAGGTCTTTATCTTCTACAAATTTGTCTAAGATTTTACCTGCTACACCTATAACCGATTCAGCTATCATGTTAGTTTGGTTTCACTCCTATATTATCAAGAATGTTTTTTAGTTCTTGGTTTAGATCATGGTCGCTTTTTTCATTTGTAAGGTCTTGATGTAAGTTTACAGCTTGATACCCTGCCCTATCTAATAAATCTTTACTAGCTTGTAGTTGGATAGATTCTTGTTTAGCTGTATTGATTAATGATACAATTCTGTTTAATGCCATAGGCACAGAACTAGATAATTGTTTATTTACTTCTTCTTGTATTTCTTTTTTATATCGTTCTTTTAACTGATAACCCATGATGTCAGCATTGGTTTTTTTATACCCTGCTTTAATTGCTGATTGAGTTGCATTGCCTGTCTGACTAAAATGATGTATAAAATCAGATTGCATCTTTGATAAATTTTTAGCCATATTATAATGTGTTTAATAAAATAATAATAAGCAAAACTAAAACTGTCCAATCATACATACTAATGACTGAAAAACTTTCAATAAATTTTGCTGCTTTGTTCTTAATGTTAGTCCACATAAGTACAATTTTATAAATATTTAAACAAATATCAAGTATAATCTTTTAATTGTTCTCTTATTAAATCGGCAAGTAGTTATTATGAATTTATTACCTTTGTAAATAAAGGAGCATCATTCGTAATTCTTTTATCTGCAATTTTTATATATTCTTTATTTAGTTCAATAATTGTTGCATTTCTATTTAATCTATCAGCTACAAGTCCTGTAGTTCCAGACCCACCAAATGGATCAAGAATATTACCATTTTCAGGACAACCAGCTAATATACAAGGTTCTATTAAATTAGGTGGATAAGTAGCAAAATGAGCTTCTTTATATGGTTTCGTGGTAACTGTCCACACACTTCTTTTGTTAGCTCCTTTTATTTCGGAATACTCTCTTTTTTCCATATTATGTTGGTTTTTTCCACCTAATGCACCTGATGCTGTTCTTGCCCTTGCCGAAATAAATCCTTTATTACTTTCTTTAATTGATTCTCTAATGGATTCATTATCAAAATAATAATTTTTAGATTTAGAAAGTAAGAATATATATTCGTGTGCTTTGGTGCATCTATCCTTTACACTTTCAGGCATAGGATTAGGTTTGTGCCAAATGATATCTTGTCGTAAATACCATCCATCTTCTTGCAAAGCAAAAGCAACTCTCCAAGGAATACCAACTAAATCTTTAGGTTTTAATTTTTTTTCTACTTTTCTTTTTTTTGGAATAACACCCATTTGATAATGTTTATTTGCACCAACTCCATCTCCCCAAGTTTTATTTCCAGCTTGTGTAGTATTGTAACTATCACCTAAATTAAGCCATACTGTTCCATCATCTCGTAATACTCGTTTTACCTCTTTAAATACCTTTACTAAATTATCAACATATTCTTGAGGTGTTTCTTCTAAACCTAATTGACCATCATTTCCATAATCTCTTAAACCCCAATAAGGTGGTGAAGTAACACAAGTGTAAAAATGATTACTCGGTAATTCTTTTAAAACATGACGACAATCTCCAATTTTTATGTTAATCATTTTTTAAAATGCTAATTCCTTAAAACCATCATTTTTTTCATCTTCTGTGTCATTTTATAATAATCACAAAACTTATTAACACTACAATAGTTATCACATCTTACATCTTGACCAACCCTATGTACGATTGTGCAACCTTTACCTTCTTTCATATTTTTATCTACAATATATTGTTTAGCTTCTTTCATAGTAGATAAAAGTCGTAATGCAGATTTTCTACCATCTTTCATAACTGCAAACTGATCTGGTCTACTCCACCTCTCTAAAGGGGTGCATAAAGGAGGCACAGTAGCCATTTCAGCTTCTTGATGAAGTTCTATGCGTTCTTTTATAAATTGTTCCTGTTGGTCTTTATTCCACCTTTTAATGGGTATGATGACAACTTGTTTCTTTGGATAGTCAGAATTAGCTTCTTGAGCTTTATTTTTAGACCAATCTCTAAGAATTGCCATAATATATAATTTTTTTACTTTAATCTTACCAAGTTTGTTTTGGTTCTTACTACATAAATAATCTAAAATATTAAGTTGTTGTTCCCATTCTGGTTTACCTTTAGTTGTAGCTTCTAAAGCTGACCATGCAGAAGTAACTTTAAAGTCAATTAACAATCCATCTGATTGTAAATAATCAAATGTACCAGATAAAGTCCAATCATTTGTTATGTGTTTGTCTTTATAAAATACTCGCAGCTCTGATATATCTTCTTCTCTTACAGATCGTTCTAAAATGTGATGAACTGATTGACCGAGCAAAGACCAGATCCTATCAGCTACATCTTCTTCTATTTCATTTGCGTGTTTTTTTTGTAAAGCTACAATTCTCGGTGGTGCAATTAAACGAGTAGCAGATATATCTGAACCCTGTGAGTCATAAGGATCATTAGCTACTGCTCGTTCAATTACTTTGGGAAGGTTTGCATGATTAGTTAATCTCATTTTTTTTTCTCAATTCTAAAGGTTTTGCTTTTATTTCTGGTAATTTTTCTTGTATGTCTTTTATTAATCTTTCTTGTTTAGGATTAGGTTTTTTTAAATAACGATTCTGAGAAACCCATGCTTTATGGGTAATGCATATATATCCAGATTGATTATGTATGTTATCTCTCTTAACTTTTTTTTCAATAACATCAGAAGCTACTAGGCAATTAGGTATTTTGCCTATATAAACTTCTTGAAATCCTACATTGGGAGTATAAACTAACATTAAAAGAACAAACGATTTACTAATCATTACACTTTTGTTTAAATAAAGTATATCCATACAAAGTCATAGCAGGTCTATCTATTGGTTTAGATAATCCTTTATATACAAATTTACATTCATACTTGTTATTATTGTCAATTGTTTTTTCCATAAACTCAATGTTTTCTGGGTTTGCAATGTTTAATAAAAATAATATTCCAAATAAAATATCCATAATACCTCCTTAAAATGGTACTGTGTCGTGGTTCATATCGCTTGTACCATAGTCGGTAGAATTTGTTTTATCAAGACCTTCTAATTCTTTTGACTTTAGTATGATATTTCTAATCCCCTCTGATAATTGGTTAAATATTTCTATTTTGCCTTTGTGGTATTCCTCAATACTAAAAGAAACACTTTCCTCATGTTGATCGGCAACAGTTTCTCCATCAGCTAACTTCATAACATTAGATACTTTCGGTCTGCCATTGTTACCCTCTACAACATTAAGCATACAAGGTACTGTTAATAATTTAGTAATGTCAAACCCTTTTTTTTCTGTTTCTGTAAATGCTTTACCTCTCCATGATGTTAAATCTTTTGCAAGATTAGACTTCTCATGCAACGATAGATTGTAAAATTTACTCAATGTAAGTGGATCTTTGTTATCATTTGTATGACCAGGAATTTCCCAAACAATCAATGCTTGTTTCTTCCAAGATATATCTCCTTGATAATCTTGTCTTTGTGTGCCTAAATCTATAACTCTTACACATCTAGCTTTATGTACTCCTGTCGGAACTTGTGGGTAGTTACTTTGTTCGTTGTCTTTTGCTATTAAGCTCATTGGTTTCTCTTTCTATTAAGTTAAAGTTAAGTTATGACATGGTTAAAATAAATTGTCAAGCAGTTATTGACATTAGTTAATAATTAATTAAAATTAAGTTATGAATAAATATGAATTAGCGATAGAACGAAAAAACGAGATTGTAGCAAAGTATGGTGGGAGAAATCTATCTATTATGTTAAACATCTCACACCCAGCAGTTTCCAAATGGGAAGTAGTGCCACCATTAAGAGCATTTCAAATTGCAAATTTTGGAGATTTTCAATTAGATTATATTAGACCAGATTTAAAATTCTAGTCTAACCCTTACTCACAAAGGATTGTAAAGGCATAGCATTGCCATAGCTTTGCTATTATTTTGTTATAGCAAATTATAGCTATTCATATTCATATTCATATACATATTCTTATTCATATTCATTCAAGATAACAGCAATACTAACACCTAAATTTAAAAATTATTTGACAAAATATTAAACTTAACTTAAACTCAATAACATGAGAAAATCAACACAACAAGAACAATCCCCTGTATTTAGATTTTATGCAAGTGATTGGATTAGTAGTCCAGATAGAATGAAACTTTCTTTAGAACAACAAGGAGCATATATATTATTGTATTGTTATTGTTGGAGAGGTTTTGAAATAGAATATGATTTAGAAATATTAAGTAGAATGTGTAATTGCAGAATGGATAAAATTGAAAAGCTATTTCCTAAGATAGCACATCTATTTAAAAAGAGAGAGTTTAATGGCAAGACTTATTTAGTGTGCATAGAAGCTGAAGAAGAAAGAAAAGAACAAGAATACAATAGAAAGAAACGATCAAAAGCAGGTAAGCTCGGTGCTAAAGTTAGGTGGAATATAAAATGAAAACATATGAATTTTTTTTGTCGGCATTTGGAGAACAACATAGTTTCCAAACTTTTTCTGATAAAGGTAAGAATAAAAAAATTATTAAACAATTACATGGAACTATTGATGAACACATTGAAGAACTTACAAAGTTAAACCGACAAGGTGCAGGTGTTTATTTTACAGTTAATGAAACAAATTTACAGGGCAGAACAACTAAACATATAACAAAAGTTAGAGCAGTATTCTGTGATTTTGATGGCACACCATTACCAGAAAAGTTTAATGTTACTCCACATTTAATTATTAATACAAGCAAGAAAAAGTATCATGTTTATTGGTTAGTATCTGATATGCCTAAAGATTCATTCAGATTATATCAACAAGCATTAGCAAGTAAGTTTGGATCTGATCCTGTAATTGTTGATTTGCCGAGAATTATGAGAGTAGCAGGTTTTTTTCACATGAAAAGACAACCATATCCTGTTAAGATTATACATGAAGAAATTAGTAGTCCATATAAAATGACAGATATAAGAGATGGTCTTGAATTACAAAGACCACAGAAAAAAATATTTAAGTATGTGCCAACACAGAATAAAAAATTTACAGGTACAGTTAGTGGAGTAGGGCAAGGAAATAGACATGCAAAGCTTGTTTCATTGTTAATAGCTATGAGATTACGAGGAGAGGATATAGACTATGCCAGGAATGAAGCACTAACTTTTGGTAGCAAATGTAATCCACCAGAAGATCCAGATGAAATACTATTTCAACTACATGATATATGGGGTAGATATGGAACTGCGTGAATATCAAACACTTGCCATAGATGAAGTTAGAAATCTATTCAAACAAGGTAAGAAAAAGATTTTATTAGTAAGTCCAACAGGTAGTGGCAAAACAATTATAGCTTGTTCTATGATACAAAAAGCATTGGATAAAAATAAATCCTGTTTATTTGTTGCACATAGGAGAGAGCTGATTATGCAATGCGTTCAAAAATTATTTGATTTTGGTATTACAAGTGGCACTTTAATGAGTGGCAAAGCAGAAAATAAATTTGAAAATGTGCAAGTAGCAAGTATTCAAACCTTTACTGCAAGAAAAGACAATGATGATTTTAACAAACCAAAAGCAGATTTAATTATTTTAGATGAAGCTCATAGGTCTACAAGTAAATCATTCAAGGCATTAATAGATATGTACCCAGATAGTTATGTCATAGGATTAACAGCGACACCAATTAGAGGAGATGGCAAGGGTCTGGGAAATGTTTATGAAGAATTAGTGGAATGTGGGAGCATTAAAGGATTACAAGAGCAAGGATTTTTAGTCAAAACAAAATACTTTGCACCGAGCATACCAGATTTAAAAGATATAAAAGTTGTGCGAGGGGATTATGATGTAAGACAGCTTGATAAGAAAATGAATACTACAAAACTTGTAGGAGATTTAGTGCAACATTGGATTAGACATGCAGAGAATAGACCAACAGTAGTGTTTGCAAGTAGTGTTGCTCATTCAAAACATATTGCTAAAATATTTAATCAGAATGGAATACCTGCAGGTCATGTTGATGGCACTATGGAAGAATTAGAACGAGAAACTGTTTTAAATGCTATGAAGAATGATGAGATAAAAGTAATTTGCAACTGCATGGTACTTAGTGAGGGGTGGGATTTTCCAAAAATTTCTGCAATTTTAGTTTGCCGACCAACAAAATCGTATGGTTTATATTTACAAATGGTAGGTAGAAGTTTAAGAATTTGTCCACCAGAAAAACATGATACTATTGTTATAGATCATTCTGGGTGTATTTATGAACATGGTTTTGTAGAAGATGCACCAGAATGGGAACTTACAATAAGCAAGGATAAAAAAGATAAGAAGAAAAAAAATGTAGAACCATTAAATAAGCAGCCGTTTACTTGTGTGCGTTGTGATACTGTGTATAAAATTACAAAAGAAAATCCAGAATGTCCTAATTGCAGCTTTGTTCCTACTAAGAAAGAAGTACAATTATTAATTAAGCAAGGTAGATTAATAGAGTTAGAGAAACCAAAAGAAACTCCTGCACATGATAAGAAAAAATGGTATGCACAATTATTGTTTATAGCTAAACAAAAAGGGTATAATATCGGATGGAGTTCGCATAAATTTAAAGATAAGTTTGGACATTTTCCACACTCAAAACAAGTGTTACCACAAGCACCAACAAAAGAAGTTCTTGGTTTTATAAAACATTTACAGATTAAACAAGCTAAGTCTAAAAATTTTAGGAGAGCAGTATGAATTATTTAGAATGTAAAATATGCAAACACAAAGAGTATTATCAATCAAAATCTAATTTGTTTACAGATGCAAGAATGTATAATGTCAATGATCGTTTGGTAATTTGTTCAGATTGTTTAAATAAAGGAGTTAATAAATGAGTGAGAGTGCTTTAGAAAAAAGAATAGATGAAATTAGAAAGATAACTAAAGAATATGCAAAGGCAAAAAGTATTTTAACTAAGCTAGAACATTCTAGGCATATCGTTTTAGCTGACTTAATGAAAGAATCATATCGTGCTAGTAATGATAAAGTATCGGTAGCTAAATGTGATATGGAAGCTAGAAGTAATCCAATTTATAAAAAACATATTGAACAATTAGCAATAGCTGAAGAACATTGTATTACATTACAATGGGAACTTAAACTAATTCAAATGAGATTTGACCAACATAAAGCTAGTCAGTATGCTATTAATCAAGAAGCTAAAAATTATGGTTTCAAAAGCTGAGAAAAAACATATGCAAAGAGTTGTAGAACTGGGCTGTCTTGTTTGTAGAAAGTTAGGTTATTATGATGCACCTGCTGAAATACATCATATTAAAAGTAATACTGGTATGGGAAGAAAAGAAAATAACTTTTGTATTATTCCCTTGTGTGCAAACCATCATAGAAATACAAATTTTAGTTATCATTATAGTCCGAAACAATTTACTAAAGATTGGGGTAGTCAAGAAGATTTATTAAAAGAAACTTTGGAATTGCTAGAAAAAGCTAAGTAGTAAAGGTCAAGAACCACCAGAAATCTTAACTGGTGGCTCTCTAAGGGGGAAGTTTAAGGTTTGTTTTCGTCTAAATATTCAGAAATTAAATAATCAATTTCTTCTTCTTGGTGCATTGAAATTGAAATAGTTTTATAAATGTTATTTCTTATTTCTGCAACACTATCACCCATACATTGAGGAATAATTGCTCCGATAAGTTCTTCTTCGGTTTGTTTAAAATATTCTTTTTGTTTTTGGCTCATAATTAAATTCCATTTTGTTTGTTAATATGGTCAGCAATTAATTGACTTGCTTTTATTTCAACATTTATATCAGAATCAATAGGTAATAATATTGTTTCTGGTGTACCTCCAGAGGGTAGAAATAACATTTGTGTTATATTGCCATTAATATCATAATTTACTTTAACACTATGACTAATTAATTTACCATCAATAGTTTGATAATAATCATAACTTTCGGATTTGTTCATATAACTGCATACTGTTTCTATGGATAAATGTTGTTTGTTTTTCATTTTTTTGCTGCCTTGTTTTATAGTTAGTATTATAAATATAATTATAGTTAAGCTAGGTTAATAGTCAAGTTTGTTTATATGAAAGTTTATCAATATAAAAATGTTGAGCTAGTGTTGCATTGTTTTTGTCTATTAAATTATATCTTCTACTAAAAATAACTAAACAGCTTGGAAAAGGTGCTGAGTTTTTAGAATCATTGAATTTTAATCTACCTTTAATGTATCGTATCTGCCCATATACACAATAGTCATGCCAGTATTTCGTATCGGTTCTGCTTGGTATCAACATAACAATAGTACAGCCCTTTAAACTTTCTTTATATGATTTTTCCACCCATTGTTTTATTTCTGAATAAGGGGGATTGCACCAAATAAAAGGTTCAAAATTGTTTTTATCTTTTAACAACATAGACCAATCACAAATTAAACTGTTTTGTTCTTTTGTTTTATAAGATGTTTTAACTTTTGTATTTGTATCACTAGCACAAATATCATAATCAAAATGAAATTCTCGGTTTACTTTGTTAAAAAATTCT